TCATGCCTGCCTCCTTTTCAAAATTGTCAGAACCGGGCCGCGCGAGTCGGTTGCTGATACCATGTTCGCAGCCTCAATCAAATGCCCAAGCTCAGCGCCCGAGTAGTGACTTGTGATGCTGCCGTTCTTGTGGCCGAGCAGGGCCTTCCGATCTTCCTCTGTTACACCCGCAGCGCGCAGGCGACGACCAAAGGAATGCTTCAAGTCGTGAATCCTTATTGAAAGGTAACCTGGATGCGCCGGGCGAAGGTTTTTCTCCTGCCAGAGTTTCGCCGCGCGCACCCGGGCCTTCTTCCATGCTGTGTCGTTCATCCGATGCATTGCTGTGTCGTTGAAAGGGAACACCCAGTCCTTGTTTACGCCACGCTGCTTCTCGATGATCGACCTTGCCACGCTGTTGAGTACCACCAGTCGCTCATCACCGTTTTTCACACCTGACCGTGCGTGGCGGCCGCCGAAATCAGCCGGGATCAGAAACACGCTCGTTTCAAGCTCCGGTACCGAAATCTCCCAATCCCACCGCAATTTGCAGACCTCCTGCTCGCGACATCCTGTGTTCACTTTGAACAGAGCCATCGTTTGCAGATGTGCCGGCAACTCCCCGAAAAGTATCGACTGCTCTTCCCATGACATCGGGTATGGCTTGCGGCTCGATTTCTTCTCTTCCAGCTTCGTGAGCATCGGCACGCTATCCAGCCACGGCCTTCGCTCATCGTCTCGCCACTTCCTGGCACATAACGACAACACCCGAACCACCCGCTCAATCGAGATGTTCACCGTCCTGTTGCTAACTCCTTTTTTGACCTTTCCGTCCGCCAGCTTCTTGGTCGCTAGCCTGTCCTTGATGAATGGCTCAAGAGCCTGATCATCAATATGAGTCAGCGGCATATCGCCAATGAATGGATCAAGTTGCGAAAGGTGATGAGCGGACAGTTTGAAGGACGGTTGATCCTTGATCTCCACCAGGAACTTCATCGCGGCATCGCGCCAGGTCTTCACCTGACGCACCCCGTAGACCTTCTGCTGCCGGATCTGCTCAAGCCGGTGTATCAGGTAGCGCTCCGCTTCTTGTCGGTCAGCTGTGCCAGTAGATTCGTAAAGTCGCTCGCCGTTGATTTTCTTGTCGATATGCCAGAGCCCTTTCCTTTGGGAGAGCCCGGTGATCGTTTTTCGCGCCATTGTGTATCTCCTTTCTGGCGCTCGCTGCGGGGCAATTGTTGCTCCGGCGCGCCTTTTTTATCAATCGCTTTGGCGGCCACATAGGACGACGCCCATTCATCGAGTTCCTGCCGGTCAAAACCGACGCCGCGCTCGCCGATGGGGAATTCGTTCACGAAGGGCCGGACGATCAGGTTGAATAGAGCAAGGTTCATGCTCAGGTAAGCTGGTGCCTCTCCCGCTCGAATAAAGCGCGGTGCGAGCGGGAGCTTGTTGGCAGATTTGTTTGCCATAGAGGTACTGCTCCGGGCCGCGCTGGGCGGCGGAAAGGGTTATTCGGCGGTGGCCCGCTGAGCTTTGATTTCTGCGATGAACTCGGGGGGAAGGCGCGCGACATAACCGCCTTGAGACCAAGATAAAGGCCCGGACTTGCGGATCATCTCGTTAACCAGATCGAACGCAGCCATCAGCTGGTCGTCGTTCAGCTCGCCATCTTCTGGCAGGTCGTCGCAAAAGTAATCTGCCGGGTCGATTTCGCGAGGCATATTCGGCTCGCATATGCAAAGCCGAACGTTCTCAGGATCTTCGTCGGACTCAAGCAGGTAATCCCGGAGTGCGTCCGAGTCAAAGAAATATGTGTCGCCGTCGTATATAACCAGCGGCTCGTCCGCCCAATCTTTGATCTCCATCTTCAAGAAACGCTCATCCATGCGCTCCTCTCTGCAGACTTTGCAATAGCTGTTCGTTTCGTGGATCGGGTGCGCTGGATTGTTTTTGCAGTGCCGGTGCGTCGATCCGCAGTAGCGTGCCTGATCTTCGTCCTGACCCCAGAACCTACCGTTTGAGTCGACCCAGCCGCTAACGGTTTGAAAACTGGCCGCTTCTGGGGAATTGAACATCACAATTTTTTCATTGCGCATAGCGAATCCTCGCCCGCCGATCACCGGCAGGCTCTGTAGGGAAGGGGATATCGGGCAGGTGCTACCAATCACTGCTATGGTCCACGCAGCCAGCAGGAGCTGGTGCAGCACCAAGGAGAGGTCATGGAATGCACCACAGCCACGAACGAGGTTTACGGGCCGTATAACGCCAAGCTGGGTCGGCGCGGCGCTGACGGCAACATATGGTCGGGCAGGACGCTCATATTCAGAATCATCGATGACCGGGTCTACTCAATGCACGAGCAGTACCTGGGCCGGCTCAAGTACGGCATGGCTATGACTGACAGAGGAGAGCTGATTTTCATGGTGCGGTAGGCTCAGGTCCTCACGCGCTTGAACTCGACGACCCAGACCCAAGGGTTGCTATTCCAGGAGTCGGCACCGTTGATTGATTCCCACAGTTCCCGCCACGCAGCGGGATACCAGTCGCGATAATTCGGCGATACGTCGTCGCTCGCCAGTTCTGGCGGGCATTCCAATCCTTCCGCCCGGATGTCGCTGCGGGAAATTTCTTGCAGGCGCTCGACCCGCACGTCGGTGATTTCCAGAAGAATGCGGCTTACCCAGCGCGGCATGTGGATGGATGGCCGAGTTTTCCCCGGCGTGATCATCGAGCATCCCGTTTGCCTTGAGGCGCCATCTGCCGGGTACTGGATCGGCTCACCGTGACTCAGCTCTCGCGGCGCGACATCATTTACCTGGGCGTCAGCCTGCCAAGCCTCTCGCACCCATAGACGGTCGCCGGGTTGGCCATACGGGCAGCGCACGATATCTTTGCCGGTCTCCCACCACGAAGTCATAGGCGAGCCTTCAGCACTTGTAGTGTGAGCATTTGGGCTTGGCTGAGGCTTGCAGGCTCGCCGCGTGACCGTCTTCCGGCCTTCCAGGATGGCACGCACCATCGGCGCGCTGAAGAGGATCGGTCTTTCCTTGGCTTGGCTCATGGCGTCACCACCCGCCGCGCCCACTGCACATATGGGCCATCTTCGGTATCGAAAATTCCGAGCATGAACCAGTCGTAGGCCGGTGGTTTTTCAGGCTCCCAGCCGAGGCAGTTGGCTGCGTCTTCCTCCCAGTAGGGGTGCGATTCAAGGTCGGAGTCCATGTGCCAGCCGACCACCATCAGATGCTGACCATCAAGCCAGGCTTTGTAGGCGGCATGGTCTTCATCGAAATCAGGAATGTCTGGGTGATACCAGTAGCCGTACTCGTCGCGAGTGACTTCGACGGGGCCTATCAACTTTTCTTCGGGCATAACTTCGTCCTTGCCGCACACGCGGCTGACATTGAATTGATTGAGAGGGGGTAGTTACTGCGGGGTGTTCGGGCGCACAGGGCAAAAGTGAGGCCCTGTCAAACCCTTGGAGAAGCGCTTTATGAGTTCAAGTATCGGCCTTTCGGCGGTGATACTAGGTTGTTTCGGCACTGCCTGGGCCGCTGTACGCCAGCAGATTGGCTTGCTGGTCATGTCTGCCCACCGTTCAGCTTGGCGACTTTATCAAGGCAGGCGTTCCAGCCGCAGTCCGAATTATAATCGGCATCAGACTGGCTTGGATCTTCGTCGCGTCGCTCAGGCAGCACCACCTTCGCCGTGGCGGGCTGGGCGTGGCTGTAGAGCTTTGCCGTGCAGCTCATCAGGTCTGAATAACCGCTTGGCTTACCCATGCGGTGGCATCCTCGGATGATTGGTATTCCTGCCTGACATCCATCGCATTGGTTGCGCTCGGTCTTGCCCTGCTGATCGGCTGGCTGGGCGCGACGATTAAGAATCTCGAATAACTCGGGCCCGAAGTCAGCTATCTGATTAAGTTCAATCAGGCGCTGACGCATACGCTCCAGCAGCTCACGCGACACTCGCACGTCGTTCGGTTCGTTGCTCATGATTTGGGCTCCTTCGCGCTCTGCGCATAACGGGCCTGACGCGCTTTGGAGCAGGCCTTGTGGTTTCCGTGGGAGCGGCACTTGCCGCAGATATCGCATTTGCTCTTTACGGCGAACCACGGGGCAGGGCTGGGCTGTAGCGTTGTGGCGCGGTGGGCTGAGGTCATGCTGCTGCGTCCGACTTAGCAACTGTTGACTCGCTGTAGTCCTGCCAGCCTATGCGCGGAGCTTTTGTTTTCTTGTGCAGTAGCGGCTCACCTTGGGCATCGACAAGAGCATGTCGAGCCCGGATCTTCAGATCTCGGCAGCGCCCTGACTTTCTGGCCAGCTCTACAAACTGGCGGGCGAACTGGGGGGCGTCGAACGCAGGGCTGAGCTGCCGCATCTCAGCGCCGGCCATTATGTGCTCGGCATTGCGCTCAACCTTGACCATCCACTCTTCGAGGGTCAGCTCTATTGGTGGTCCGCCCGTCTTTGGGTTGGCTCTAGTGGTCGGGGTTTTCTTTCTGGCCTCGGACAGCGCCCAAGCCATGGTCATGCCAAATACAGCAAATGTGCTCATGAGATACTCCAGGCGGCCGCCCGCCTGCCAAGGCGTTCAGCGCAATAGGTGAGGGTGGGTGTTAAGGGTGGTTATCCGCGCCGCAATTTTGGCAATCGGACAAGTAGCAATCAGCGACCGCGATGAATCGACCGCAGCCCTGACAGTTGAATACCTGTTTGCGGATGCGTCGCGGCTTCGGTGGCGTGATGCCGGTGCCGCGCAGAGCTTGTTTCAGGTCCACATCTTGCCGATGAACCAAGCGCCGGACGCGCGAGACAATGTAATCGAGTGGCCAGATAGTCAGCGAATCGTCGCCGATCGCGATAGCGGCCTCTAGCGTCAACCGGTGCGCCAGTTCAAGTCGGTCAGTCCCACCGATGGGCCACCTGGCAAAAAAAATGTCGTTGCCGTTCCATCGGTTCTGTATCTGCAAAACGCACTGACACCCCTCAGTAGGCTGTGCTTTCACGTCGGATTTTCTGATGTACTGATGATCGACGCCGAGATGCGCGCTCGTCAATATAGGCTTTCGGCCACGGGATATCTGTGTCCCTATTCCCTCTGGCCTGTTTCAGTGTGAACAGCTCGGCTTTATCCAGGTTGGTCGTGTAACCGCCGCCCAGCGCCCAGAACGTCAATCCGTCGCCTACATGGCTTCGGCTGTCCTGCAGGTAAAACTGGCTCATGGCGTTTCTCCATGCATGCGCCGCCCTCCGTGTCCGGTGGTGGCAAATTGGTTGGGGGTGAGCTATAGGTAATGACCGGCATGGGGCCGGATCAAAGGATGGTTAGAAATGAGTGCAGAACACAGAAAGCTGATAGGTATTCCAGATGGCCACGGCCTCAAACATACTGGCTCCAAGTCAGAGCAACGCAAAGGGCGCGACACAGATATCGATTTCTATGATGAAACGGATGCAGAGGGAAATGTTATCGCCCAGTACGAGGTTCGCGACAGCATGTCGATCTATCCGCCGCAAGGAACGACGCTGAGTTTCAGGAAGCTTTAAGTTGGCGAAACTACCTCGTCGCCCGGATCTTTTTGAATCATCAGCATGCTCTTGCGGTGAAACTCCAGCGCCACGATTTTCGACACTGTGATTTCGTGGCGCGGAACCTCAAGCAGCGGCAGCGCGCGGACCGCTCCGAGCCTGTGCAGGTGGTGAATCATCAGGGTCAGCGCCTCGCCCTGTTCCTCGATGCCTGCCCACTCCATCAGCTCAGCCAGCGCCTGCTTGGTGCCGGGCCGAACCCTGAGCCGCAATTCCTCTTCCTTTGCCTTCTGCCGCTTGAGCGCCGTCCGCTTGTCCCGCTGATTCTGGGTCAGGGCCATTGATCAGCTCCGTGTAGCCGCTGGGCGGCAAGTGAATGTATTGCTGGCGCCTGCCGTGGCGGGCGCGGCTTTGAAGGCGCTTCATTTCGCCGGGCTGCTGGGGTAGTCCAGGCCGTACTTCTGAACGATTCGCCTGATGACGGTGCGGTTGATTCCGGTCAGCTTCTCGGCCTTGAAATGGCTTACGCCCAGGTCGCGCATCCCTTCAATCTGCTTAAGCAGCTTCAGGTCATACTCTTCGTTGACGTACTTCCGGTGATCAGCGCCGTTATAGCGGGGCTTGCGGGGAGGCGGCTCTTTGCGCGGAGGCCTCGGCGCAACCCGGAATGAGCCTAGGTCGCGCACCTGACCGCCACTGCGTTGGAACTCGTTCACGGACTGGGACAGTTCGTAGGATTTGATGCTGTTGGCCTGGATGGCACTCAGTTCGGTAGCGATCATGCTGCCTTACTCCTCAGTTGCTTCTCGTAACCATCAACCAACAGCTTGAATTCCCAGAGGTCCTCTTCAAGCTTTTCGATGTAATCGTCGTCGCGCTTAAGCTCTTTCAGCCAAAGCTGGCGTCCGACCGGGCGGAGCAGGGGGCAATACATCCCGATGTGCCACCACTTCTTACCAGTTATCCACATGCAACCCTGCACCTGGTCAATCACTTCGCTGGCGTCGTTGTCGATATGGAATGACCGGAGCTTTTCGGGCGCCAGGAAGCATTTGTATTCCGAGCCGCCATCTTCGCCGATGAACCCGTCGGCACTTGCGCCGAACGCGCCGTCATCCGTCTTAACAAGGCCAACCTGCTGGACGATGAGGCCGGTCTGAATTTCATGCTCCATGCGCGCCTCGGGCTCCAGTTCGTGGCCTCGGCGCATATGCCATGTTTCGAATCCGCCATCCAGCGGCGCACCGCCGATCCGCTCAACTGCAAGCTCAAAAGCGTAGGTCAGCGCAGCACCGGATGGCTCGCCAACCGTTTCGCCATCCAAGGCCCGTTGCACAACTTCCGCTTTCGGCCCGGCCTTGTAGCCAGCCAGTTCGATAGCTTTTGCCTCGCTTCGACCAGACAGGATGGCGTCGACATATTTCTTTTGCTGAGCGTTCAGCCCGTTCACCTTGGCGCGCGCCGTGCTGAACATGCTTGCGGTGATAACTCCGGCGCGGGCTTGCAGCCACTCAGGCGATCCCTGTGTGCAATTGACGATGATCATGCTGCTGCTCCTGCTTGATGGGGCGCGCTGAACTGCTGCCCGCGAGTCGTTACGGCAACCTTCAATGCCTCATAAAGCTCGGTCGCCGCTTTACTGTCGGTGGCTTTGAGGGCTTGAGAGCACTGAACGCCAGCCCGCCATACGGCGGTCAAGGCCTCTGTGTTCTCAGCGGCGTAAGCCTTTGGAATCCACTCATTCATCAATTCGCCGATGCTTGGCGGCTGGTCGCCGTCGCCATTCCCGTCATTGTCCTCATTCGTCAGAACGACGTTGAAGATCATCATGGTCAGGTAGCGGCGGGCATAGCTGAACGTCGAACCGCTGGCATGCACGCCGGTTTTATTTACACTTCCCTTTATGCCAGCAGCATCAATAGGAAGATCGACGTGATACGTCTTCGTATGACCGGCTTCATGCATGCAGTCGCATACGGTGCGGATATGGCCAACTAAAGGGCTGTCTCCAGTACCGAACGAAAGAGAAAAACCGTGAAGCGTGTAAACCGGGGAGATTTTTCGATCAATCGACTCAAGCGCTGCGTAAGAGCTGTTCGTCTGAGCGTTGAACTTGTCGCGAAATACAGGGCCAATTTCTGATTGCGCTCGCACCATCGCAGCATTGAAGGCTGCGGCGGCGGTCCGATCCGTGTGGCGCTCGTACATTTCCATCATCTTCTGCATCTTGTCTGCATCGAATGCCGGGTCGGTCGCGGCGCGCTGGATCATTGTCAGCATCGCGGTTGATTCGTTGGTGGTCGCCGGGCTGGCGACCTGCCGAGCATCGTTGCGCTCGGCCAGGGCTGATGTGCTCATATCGACCTCAGTATTGAATGGATACCGCTGGAATCTTGCGCCGAGCGATCAGGGTGACCGCTTGGCGTGCGCATTCTTCCGGCATGCCACCCGCAATGAATGCTTCCAGTGCAGCGCGGTTGATCGAAGCCTTGTGCGCCTTGTCGTCTTCGCGGGCTTTTTGCTGGCGCAGTTCTTCGGCCTTGGCGTCTTCCTGGCGCTTCACCTCGGCAAGTCGTGCGCGCTCCACAGCCTCCGCTTGACGCTGCTCGGCGGCGAGGCGCTCCTGCTCGGCACGCTGCATGCCTGCGATGCGGTCTTGCTCGGCCTGAAGCTTCTGGCGTTCTGCCTGCTCTTCCTGCAGTTTGATCTGCAAGCGCTGGCGCTCGGCCTGGTCTTTCAATTCCTGCTCACGCCGTGCAGCAGCTTCGCGCTCGGCCTGGGCTTTCTGCTCGGCCTCCCGCTGCGCCCGCTCTACAGCTTGCCGGGCAATCTCCGCGTCACGCTCTCTCTGCTCGCGCTCAGCCTTTTCGGCATTGAATTTGGCGATCTCTGCCAGCTCCGCTTCGTGCTTGGTGCGGTCTGCCAGCAGGGTGCGCAGGGATGCCAGAGACCGGTCTTTGGCCTGGGCCGCTTCCGCCAGGAACTCTTCCCAACTGTCGTTGATTTCAACCAGCTCCAGATCGGCGATGATCTGCGCGACATTTGCGGCGCTGGGCGTTTCTGCGAACACAGCCAGATCCTTGATGCGCTGGATTCCGTCGTTGTGTGCGTCGATCCGCCTGTCGTTCGCTTCCTCCCAGTCAGTCAGCGGCTTTCGGGTAGCGTCACGCAGGGCGTCCATCTTGGTGACGAACTCGCGCAACTCAGTCTCGACGACCTTGGGCATTTCTTTCAGGCGTTTCAGGTAATCCCGGCCGGGCTTCTCGACGGCGGTCTTCGACTTGCTGACCGTGGCAGCCAGCGATGCGATGCGATCACGACCTTTTCGGGTGCTAAGATCCGGCACCTCAGCGGTGACCTTGGCGGTGACAGCCTGGAGAAACTGGTTCAGGCCGCCAGCGACGTAGATTGCCGGCGCGTTGTCGGCGCTGATGTCGTCAATCGTGATGACTTGCTGTGCTTCAGACATGGTTGCTCCTTGCGCCATGCCGTTGCCGGGGCGCTGCGATTGAATAGGGAAGGGGTTACTGCGTGATGTGCGATGCGTAGGCGCTGGCGAGCATCCAAGCGGTAACGAGGGTCAGGACGACGAATGAGCCTCGCCAGGTATGGATGCGCAGCTGTCGCTGCTTGCGGGTCATGACCGCGCACCCACCGGCCGACGCTTCAGCCAGTCGGCTTTTATCGGGCAGGGCAGGTCTGCAACTCGCATGCCGCATGGGTAGGTGATCGTTCCACGTACGTGAGCGCGGGCTTTCGCCTCGTCGAGCTGCTCGTCGATCAGCGATTTCACGATGGGCTGGCTCATTGCGGCACCTGCTTGCGGAAATTCGCCTGCTGGATCGCGATGGCGATGTCTTTGTAAGCGGCGGATTCCACGGAGCCCAAAATGATCATCAATTCCTTAACCTCCTGCTTTTTCTGATCCTCCTCGATCTGCTCGGCAGTGCGGATTGGGCGCAGGCATTCGGCAAGAATGCATTCGCAGTGGCCAGACTCAAACTGAATAGCGGCCATGCCTAATTCAAAAGAATTTTCAAACGAGGACATAACCTTCGCTGTTTTTCCTATCTGCCATTCATCCTTCTCTATCCAGACGCATTTGCCGCGATGAACCTCAACCTCAGTACCAACAGGCGGCAGGCCTTTGCCATCCCACTGCTGAGGTGCCTCGTGATAAACCCAAGCCCCAGCACCTACTTGGTATTGGCCTTTCGGTGTGATACTGGATGGAATCCACTCTATTTCGCCTCGCTTCACGGTCGCGCCATTGAAGTCAGCAACCATGGCGCCGGTGGTTCCAACGGGCGCCTTACTCCAGTCAATCTTCATGCCGCTCTCCTTGGCGCACACAGAACAGCTTTCCGCTGACGGGCGCAGTAATGGTTGAATTCTTCGAGGGTGATGGCGCCACTCATGAAGTGGGCGGTGATCTGGGCTATAGCCTCAACCCCGGAAGGGTCGAGGCTGTCGTATTCGCCTATGGCGTCGAGCATCTTGTCGATGAGGATGTGCGGGCTCACAGGTCTGCGTCCTCAAAGTCAGCAATGACACCGTCTGCCGCAAGGGGCCGCAAAAGGCCCTCTGCAATTTCAAACAGCTTGCCGCGCGGGTGACCGGTGCCGATCAGGTAACCCGCCAGAGAGCCGCTGGCCCTGCCGAAGAAGTTGGCCAGCACCAGCTGTGCAAACAGGTCTTCCCGGTCTTCACCGTCGATCTGGCGCTGGTTCAGGCGATCCTGCAGGGCGGTCAGGTACTCCGCGTGAGTCACCGACCGCTCGGGATGTCCGCGCCGCTTGACCCTGATGTCAGAGCCGTGAATCAGCAGGTCTGAGCTGTTCTCGACCCAGAGTCGCTGGGGGTTGGTAAGCGCGATATGCGGCGTGCCTGTAGGAGGCAACACCTTTGCTGCTGCGTTCATGATTGCCTCCAGGGTCTGGGTTATGCGGTGCTGGCAGCGTTCTTTGCAGCCAGGGCAATACCGCTTGGCGAATTGCGCAGGGGTATGTTCCAGTTCTTGTTGAAGTCGATCATCGCCAGCGCTGGGGTATCGCCAAAGCCCGCCACGCCAGATTGCAGGTCTTCCCCGTACAGCGCGCACCACTGATTGCCATCGACACTCAGAGTTGGGCGGTAGAGAACCGACGGCTCGGTCTGATAATCAGCAATTGCCGAAAAGCTCTGCTGCGCGTGGTGGGATATCGACTCGCATGCCATATGGCTGTGTTCGTCGTTCATGTCATTTCCTCTTGCCGAGTGGTGAACCCCTTCGACTGAACACTCAAGAACGGATAGAGGCCATACAGGCACCGAGAGGGTTCAGTCGGAGAGGTTCGGGGTGTGGGAGGGTGCAGATGGCCGGAGCTGATCCCGGCATGACGGCCTAACTCATCTAGGACTCAGTAGCTCATCAGCGAGTCTGGGCTTGCGCATCAGCCTGCGCATTCATCTGCTTTGTTGTGGTGATGCAGGGGGCCGCTTTCGCGGTGTGTACTCATCCGCATCGGTCTGCACTCAGGTCGGGATTCGAACCCGGCATGGCTCCCAGTCAAGGCGCTCTTCCTGGCTGAGCTATCGCTGAGTGCAGACCGATGCAGCTTGGCGCTATGACAGGGATCGGGCAGTTTTCGTCAGGCTGACGCTGGCGCTGTTTGTTCAATCCTTATTGATCAGCGCTGTCAGGGCTCGCATCTCAAATTCAGGCAGATAGAACATCCCGTTTTCTGGCCCAGAATCTACGATCACCCCGTCAATTCTCAGATGCCACTGATTGTCACCGAGGCAGAATTTACCAATCTCTTTACCTCGTTCACTCAGGTAGCCCGAGCTGTCTACGTGGTAAATCGGTGCTCCTTCGCCGACGACGGTGTAGCTGAAGTTGTCGGTTTTCGTGCAGAGCGTCTGCTGAAGTCGTTTCATCTCGCCTTGCTCCGTTGTTCGTCGATTTCCCGTCTGGCCCTGTCGCCAAGGCCAGCCAGTGAAATCTGGTATTGCACCGCGACCCGCTACTGGCGTCGATCGCGGTTTGCTGCGTAAGCGATAGTTGTCTCTCCCTTCTGCCGCTGGGATTCGCGGGGCGCATTGCTTGCCGGGTCATTCACTCGGTTCTGGCGTTTCACCATCGTCAGCCGTACAGGGTTCTCCCTGTCGTGGGCAGCCTTTCGGGGCTGTCTGATCGCCGGTCGCCGGTAGAGGCAATGCGGTCTGTTGTTTGTTGCGCAGGCTGTTAAAGAGCGGTTCGATCCGCTGGGCCTGTTGAGGGGCTGTTTCGCGTCTCGATGGGTGAACATTACCTGTAGGTAACTCATAGCGTCAATACCTGTAGGTAATCTTTTTTCACGCGCCCACAAAAAAGCCCGCTCAGTGGCGGGCTGTGTCAGATCGGTAAACCAGGTCTACGCTACAAGTGGAAATTCTAGGAACGTCATAAATTCAGGCGGTTCTAAAGACTCACAACCCCTGAACACCCAAAAAGGAGGTGGCGGTATGATTTCGAGCCTGGAGCTGCGGCACATAATTGAGCAAGCGTTTCTGCCGATGAAATGCATCTGCATCAACGTCCCAGATGGCTCGTTGACCATTCAGATATTTAGTCAGAACACGGAAAAGGAAGAGCTTACGGTTACCGGTGTAGATGCGTCAGGACTTGGTTCGAGTCGCGCCATCGCAGCGCTGGTGTTGGAGCTCAAGGATGAGCTGAAGCATCGACACCTCAGTCCTGGCCAGCGGGAGAGGGCTTAGAAGGGATGGAACGAAAAAGCCCGGCGCTAGGGCCGGGCTTTAGGAGGAATCTACTTGTTAGATCGAGGCTATGAGCGGTTGATTAGCTCCTTTATAGCATCGCGTGTGTCCTTTCTATCTTCCCTCATCTCTAGTCGAAGAGCTTCAAACTCTTTGGCTCGGGCATCACGATCGGCGCGAAGCTCAATCCTGAGCGTATCCCCAAGATGATCAACACTGCTGGATGAGTCCGCTCTGGCGGCATCAAGCTTCGTGTCAATATGAGCATAGGCAGCCCATCCCACGCTTACGGAGGCTATTGCAGCAATAAGCACTGGTAGCGTGACGGATACAAACAGATCTTTTCTGAATGCGCTCATGATGGTGATTCTTCCGTGTGTTCGGTTACCAGTATACACATAAGTGTCTGGTTGATCCTGATAGGTGGCGGTGTCAATTGACACATCTACGTTGCCAGAATTTACAAAAAACGACAAAGCAGGCTGCGCCCAATTTGATTCCGGCTCATCGGGGAAATAATCATAAAATTCATACGAACTCAGCGCGGCGCCCATTAATGGTCCGATCTCATGGCAGCCAGCGCTTTGTGAACGTGGAAGAATCTAGAATCGCCGCAGTTATTGCAGGTCACAACGTAGAACCACGCGCCTATGTTTTGGATGTCCGGCACTGGCGTGGCGACAATACCGGCAACGCCCTCGGACGATGGGTGAGGAGCAACCTCATAAAGACCTACCTTGCAGAACTCACAGGCTCGTCCCGGCCTCATTCTATCGAGATACCCAAGCAGCGCGTCTTGAGGAATCTTGAATGCCTTTATCCTGCGCCTGTTGGCTTCATGCTGATCATCTGTATCTGGCATCACCATCTCCCTTGAATGCGATTTTCCCTACAAACCCATGATGCGCCCGATCAACCAGGCGGTTAGGCAAATTTCGTTAGCGACCTGACCACCACACCAATGATCTTGCAATCATCCGAGCACTGCACAGTGGGGTACGCCGGGTTCAGCGGCTTCAGGTATCTGACCCCGCCGTCCTCCACCAGCTTCTTGAATGTCGCCTCATTGCTGTCGGCCAGCTTCGCGATCACAAGCTTGCCCGGGCGAACGTCAGCCTCTGTATCGACCAGGATCTGCGAACCTTCAGGGATAGAAGGGGCGGACGTGGACGTCATCGAATCGCCTTTGACCTCCAACCAGAACGCCGGGCCTTTCGCCTTGTAGTCCGAAATGTCGTACCGATCTGAGAATCCATCCGGAAATGGCTGGACCGCTTCAGACCAGGTGCCCGCAGTTACCCAGCTCACGACCGGGTAGCGGTACATCTGCTCTGGCTGGGCGATCATCGCAACGTTGGATGGTTCTGGTGCGGATGAGGCTACGCCGCCACCTGCATCGTCACGCTTGCCGGCGTTAAGTGATGGGCTATCAAGAGCATACCGTTCCAGGCCGAGCCTTTCCTCGATATGGCGCGCAAAATCCTCACCAATCTTCTTGCGATTCTCCGGGGCAACCGTAAGCGACAAGCATCGCGCAATGTAGCTCGCTTCACGCTCAAGCTTCGCTGCAATTTTAGCCTTCACACCACCGAATTGAGTATCGGTTAGGTGCTGAAGGTTGATTCGCCTAATTTCTGAAATATCCATTCCCCAATGATCGCCGCCTGTTACCGCAGGGTAAATTACCTATGGGTATTGCTTTGATCATTACCTGCGGGTAATAATCCGTACATCTATACGGAGGTTCCCGATGCGGAGCAAAAATCAAAGCCTGCTTGCCTGGCTGAAAACGGCAACCGATGCGCAGGTTCAGGACACCGGCACAACTCGCGCCTACCTCCGACTTATCGCTTATGGGCACAAGACTGCATCCGCAGAAATAGCTGTCCGCACCGAGTCCGCCACCAACGGCGCCGTGACCAGGCGAGATTTACGCCCGGAAGACTGGCGTCAGATCTGGCCAGAGCTTTCTGCCGCCTAAACCCATTCATCAGCCACTGGAGAAAAACGATGCACTTTGACCCGAGCCACATGCACGACAAGCCCACCAAAGTCCGCCTGGATGAGGTGGCCGACGACCTGCTGACCGCCATGGCCAGGTATCAGCGCACGCAGAAAGCCGTTTTGGCTCGCGAGATCCTCGAGCGCGGGCTGAACCAGATGATGGAAGAGCTTACCGCAAAGACTGATGTGGCCTGAAGTTGCCGAGGAGGCCCTGTGCCTGAAAGAAAACAGCTGGATGTCCAGCTTGACGGGATCGGACTGAGCAATTTGGAGCTTCTGGCGGAGCGGGAAGGGATATCCCCCGAAGAGCTGGCAGCAAAAATCATCAACAAGGAATTGGACCGGATGTCACGACCACCCCCGAGCAGGGGAAAGGTCAGGTCAATAGGGAGAAGGGCTGATTAGCCCCTGAGGGACTCTTGAGGAACTGCTGAATGAACAACCCAACCACCAAATCGCAGGCACAAAAAAGCCGGGGGGCAATCCCGGCTCTTTTTACAACGCTTGCAACAACGTACTGGAGCGAATAATGCCCACTTCCCAACACGTCGTCAACTCTGACCGTCCGCGCCACGAAATTGCACCTTCGCAAAACGTGGCGCGCACGATGTCATCGCGTGAAATTGCCGAACTGACTGGCAAGCAACACTTTCATGTGAAGCGCGACATCGAAAAGATGCTCGTAGACCTCCAGGAAGATCCATCCATTTATGGATGCACCTATCTCGACGGTCAAAACCGCACTCAGACCGAGTACCTACTTGACCGGGAGCATACCGACTGCCTCCTCACCGGCTACAGCGCTGCAATGCGCATGGCTGTTATCAAGCGCTGGCGCGAGCTGGAAGGTGGCCGAATCGTCGGTACGCTTCCCGACTTCTCCAACCCCGCAGCCGCCGCGCGCGCCTGGGCGGAACAGTTCGAACTCCAGCAGGCAGCCAATCAGGCCCTGGCCATCGCAGCCCCCAAGGCCGAGTTCGTTGACAAGTACGTCGAATCGACCGGCCTGAAGGGCTTCCGCCAAACCGCCAAGCTGCTGGGTGCTAATGAGGCCCGGTTCCGCGAGTTCCTGCTTGATCGCCGGATCATGTACCGCATGGGCGGCGAATGGCAGGCCTACCAGAACCACGTCGACGCTGGCCGCTTTGAAGTGAAGACCGGCACCACTGACGGCGGGCACGCATTCAACCAAGCCAAATTCACGTCTAAGGGCGTCACCTGGATTGCCGGTCTGTGGGCTCAGTACCAGTTGGAGATGCGGCAATGAGCATGGAACTAATGGTCAAAGCCATGAAGACCAGAGTGGGCAACCCATTGCGCAAGCTCGTCCTCATCAAGCTGGCCGACAACGCTAACGATATGGGCGAATGCTGGCCTTCATACCAGCACATCGCTGACCAGTGCGAGATCGACCGTAGCACTGTTCGCCGCCACATCAAGAACCTGGAAGAGCAGCGTCTGCTGAGAATTGAGAACCGCGACGGCCCAAAAGGTAACTCGTCAAACCTCTATTTTCTGACCCTCGGGGGGGTAGGCACAAACAGCACACCTGTAGGCCCAAAAAGCACAGGTGTAGGCACACAGCCTACACCCCCTGTAGGCCCAGAAAGCACCAGAACCAGTCACTCTTTTGAACCAGTCATTGAACCAGTAAAAGAGCCGGTCGCTGACGCTCCCTCTCGCAAAAAAGCGAAGGCTGAGAAATTCGACCCGCTGACTGCCAAGCCAGCCAATGTCAGCGCTACCGCGTGGGCTGACTGGTGCCAGCACCGCAAGGAGATCCGCAAGACCCTTACAGCGACCACCTGCGCCCGCCAAGCAAAGACACTGGCAGGCCACCACGACGCTGATGCAGTGATCAACCAGTCCATCAGCAACGGCTGGACCGGCCTGTTCCCTGAGAAGGTCCTGCCGGGCGCCAAGGCATCTGCCCAGCGCCAGGCCGGCCCTGACTTCTACGACAAGTCGTGGCGCACCGATACGAGTGATGACCTATGAAGAACGTCACTCAGCTGATCCCAGGTGCCTCGCGGGCTCTGGGCACCTCAGCGCCTTATCAGGCCCCGGTGCAGGCCGGCACACAGCTGGGCGTTGTGGATGACGCCACCGGTGAAGTGGTCGAGCGCCTGTTCCGCCAGCTGCAGGCCATCTTCCCCGCGCACAAGCAGGCATGGCCTGACGACAAGGCCAAGGCCGCTGCGATGCGCAACTGGACGATGGGTTTCATGGCAGCTGGCATCCGCACGCTTGAGCAGATCCGTTTTGGAATCGAGCAGTGCCGCAAGAGCGGCTCACCGTTCGCTCCAAGCGTCGGCCAGTTCATAGGCTGGTGCACGCCTGGACCTGAGGCGTTTGGCCTGCCAGCGAGCGCTGACGCATGGGTGGAGGCATTGATGGGCTTGTACAGCCACGAAGGCGTGAAGATCGCGGCCATTGCCACCGGCCTGTTCGACCTGCGCTCAGCCAAGCAGGAGGACAAAGGCCTGCGCCAGCGCTTCGAGCACAACTACACGATCGTGATCCGTCGCGCCCAGGCCGGGCAACCGCTGGACGGAAAGATCCTGGCCGGCATTGGCCATGACAGCCAGAAGACCGAGCTGGAACTCGCCGAAGAGCTGGCCGAGCAGGCGGTACAGGCACGAATCATTCAACAAGGAATTCCGGTAGACGCAGCCTCAGCGCGCGCTCTGCTGTTGGCGAGAATTGGTAGGAGGGCGGGGCAGTGAGCAACGACAAGATGCGTGAAGAGTACGAAGCATGGGTTCTCAGCGAATTCCCGAACCAGCACATGGGCCAATTCGCCGATGGCGAGTATCACAGCACGACGCTCCAGTATTGCTGGATGGCATGGCAGGCAGCCCGCATCCCCTCTGGAGTGATCACGGCAACTGCATGGCGAGTAATCGACGCAAGGGGTAAGCGCTTCACCGTCTACAACAAGGATTTGGCGTTAGCCATCAGCGAGGCGGGACTACACGTGGCTCCGATGTGTGACGTTCCGCCAGAGGGCTGGGAGTGCAGTCGCAGTTCCGGTCATGAAGGGCCTTGCGCAGCATACGAGGTGAAGCCATGAACCGCGCAAACCCAGCAAAGCTTCGTCATTCGCGCCAAATGGCGCACGCCCTCGCGAAGTCCGGTATCGGCTTTGTGTGCATGCCCGTGGTGGACGAAGCCGACGGCAAAAACCTTGATGACCAGGCCCAGCAGCGCCTTGAGCGCATGGCATTGATCGCGGAATCAGCGGAGAGACTGGCATGAGTGAAATAACCAAAGCAGTGATCGGCATGCCCTTTGAAATGGCAATGGAGAGCGAACTGTCGAGAAGGCAGTTCCATTCCAGGGCTCAGGCTCTGCTATCCGAGAACGAAGCATTGCGCGGCCTGTACCAGATGCACAAGCAGACTGAAACGCGTGAGATGCGTGACCTCAAGGCCGAAGTCGCAGGCCTCAAGACCGGCTACGAAGCTTACGAGCGGGTGAATGCTGAGTTGCGGGCAGAGTGCGAGTCGCTGCGCAATCGACAGGGCTTTTCCGATGCCTTCTACGAGGTGTCCGGGTTGCTTGGTGTGACTGGTGCTCGGCCTGAAGCGCCGCTGGTAGTTTTCAGGCAGGAAGTTGTGCCGGCGCTGCAAGCTGTTATCCGAAACTCCAGACGCTACGAATGGCTTCGCGATGGCGCTGGCTACTGCGACACCCGAGATATACCGGGCATGGCTCCAGAACGCATGGATGCTTTCATTGACGCCGCCATGAGCAAGGGGGCCGACCAATGATCCTCACCTGGGAGCAACTTCTAACCCTGCTCAACACCGCCAAGGTTCTGCATAACGGCCGTGAAGGCTATTCGTTCTTGGGGGTGGCTCATGACTGAGTTCATACAGTTCGCATTCTGCGTTGCGGTCTTGTACTGCGTGGTAGACACGCTGATTTATGCACTGAGCTGGCTGTTTGGAGTGTGCGCATGACTGAGTTCCTTATGCGGAGCATGGCCGACGCCAACCGCCTGCTGGGCCACCTGCAGGCTCAAGACTTCACCAAGCCCAAGAAGATCGTGATCAAGGATCAGGACCGCAGTGGGGAGCAGAACAAGAAGCTCCATGCCTCGCTGACCGACATCGCCAATCAGGTCGAGCACGCCGGGCGAAAGTGGGACGTGCTGATCTGGAAACGACTGCTGACCGCTGCCTGGCTTCGTGAGGCTGGTGATCAGCCGCAACTGATACCAGCGGTAGACGGACACGGCTTTGACGTCGTGTACGAGCGCACAAGCAAGCTCACCGTTGCGCAGTGCGCGAGCTTGTTGGAATGGATCGCGGCATTTGGTGCTGAGCACGATGTTCGGTGGAGTCAGAAAGACTTGTGGGAGGGGCGGTACTGATGGGCGCATTTGAGATGTTTTGGGTCGTTGCATTCATTTTCATCATTATTGGCTTGATCGCTGGCCACTTTCTTGAGGTTCGCCGCAGCAGGTCCATCGAAGAATTTGAGCGGAAGCGCCGGGACCGAAAGGCCGAAGTAGAGCGCGCCGCGAGGAAGTCTTTGTGAACCATCAATTCAAGCCGGGCGACCTGGCGCTGGTGATCAATCACACATACCCGCCAGTGATCGGCACATGCGTCGAGCTGATAAGCCGCCATCTGGTGAGTCCAGTGGGTCGCAAAGACCCGATGGACCCGGGGGTTTATGAGCAAGAAGGTGGTGATCCTGTATGGGTCGTGAGTGATGACAAAGCCATCGTTTGGGAAAAGTGGCTGATCCCCTTGCGCGGCGACTTCGCCCCAGAGCAGCAGAAAGCCAAGGAGGCCGAGCCATGCGCGTAAGCCTCCAATCCAAAACCCCCAAGCCGAAGAAGTGCCGCGTACCTGAGTGCGGGGCCTCATTCGTCCCGCAGAAGCTCGGGCAGGCGGTGTGCAGTCCGGCGTGCGCGATCATTGATGCGCCGAGGAACCAGGCCAAGGCTCGTAAAGCGCTGGCTCAGGTTGAGCGTTCCGAGATCAAGGTGCGCAAGGAGAAGCTGAAGTCTCGCAGCGACCACATGAAGGACACCCAGCAGGCGTTCAACGAGTGGGTTCGTCACCGCGACATGGGTGAGCCGTGCGTGAGCTGTGGACGGCATCACAACGGTCAATGGCACGCAGGCCACTACCGATCCGTCGGTGGGCACCCGGCGCTCAGGTTCGAACCGCTCAACGTCTGGCGACAGTGCGCGCCGTGCAATACGCACAAGTCTGGCGACCTGGTGAATTACCGGGCTGAGCTGGTGCGCCGCATTGGCATCGTGAACGTGGAATGGCTCGAAGGGCCTCATGAGCCCCAGAAGTACACCATCGACGAATTGAAAGCCCTTACAGCCAGGTACCGGGCACTGACCAGAGAATTGAAAAAGGGGCAAGCAGCATGAAAATCCACTCAGCACGTCAGGCGTGGCATGACTGCACCTACATTCCGGTTCCTGGCCAGTCCTCTGACGTCGTTCAGCTCGGCGTGGTAGTGCAGGGCACAGAGCGAGGTCCAACGGCAAACCACGCCATGCACAGCGCACTGGCTGGGCATATTCAGTCGGCTATTGCCAAGCTGCACCCTCAGGTGCGTGTGTTCGGCGAGTACATGTATGCCGCAAACCGTGATGACGATATCCGCGAGGCCGCTGAAGACGTCGTGTTTGGCATGGTCATGTCCAAGTCCAAGCGCATGACGGCCGGCAAGCGGGAAAAGCTCGAGTATGTGGTGAAGGGCGTCATGCGACGGTATCGCTACATGCACCAGGGCGGGCAATCGGCCAACGACGATCCGCTGATCAAGCCAGAAGCGTTCCGGTCTTGGCTTATGGGGGAGTTCGGCGTGAGGTTGGAATCCTGCAACTGGGACCGGGATTGGGAGTGCTTTGTGCGCCTGTCCTTCGACTGCTGTGAGGACCTGGATCGCATGGCTTTAAGCCCGATTGGAGCAGTAATTTATCAGATGAGAGAAGCTGCTTGACTTCCCGTGCGGCTGAGGGCATCATTTTGCCATATTGAGTATTTTGCCTACGGCAACTCGCTCAGGAAACACCGAAAGCCCGGCCTAAAAACCGGGCTTTTTTTGTGTCCAGATTTCCCCAATGCCCTCCATGCCTCTCGCCTCGGCGATGCACCACTTGAGAGGGACTCTTTCGTACCTCGCACCTCATTGGCCGCCCTGACGGCCCTTTTTATTCCGGAGTAAAGATGGACCCAACCGACCTCGGCCCAGGCACAGCTACCTGGCTGGGCGGTACGGGCACAATCCTGCTGGGTGGCTTCCTGTGGTTGAGGAAATTCCTCTCCAGGGACGCGACCGACCGCGCCATGGACAACGCCGATATCGGCACAGTCCGACGGCTCAACGAACTGCTCGACTCTGAACGGGTTGCCCGCAAAGAGGCTGAGGCCAGAGCCGATCAGTTCGCTAAAGAACGTAACGAGCTGGCTGCCGCAGTCGGCCGGATGGAAGGAAAGGTCGAAGCCCTCACCGGCCATGTTGCTCAGCTTACCGAGAAGGTCACCAGCCAAAGCGCTGAGATCGCTCGTCTGCGTGCACAGCTCGGAGGTATCAACTGATGGAAAGATGCGCAATTGATTTCATCGCTCGCCGCTGGTGGCGCCGGGTGGAGGTGTGGGTGATTGCCTCGCTGCTAGTAACCGGCTCGTTCGCGCTGGGCTTCGGTGCTTCGCAATGGTCGCTTGCCAGTTGGTACAGCGCCCAGGTCGCCGAAGTGCGCCGGGGTTACGACGAGGCCACCGTTCAGCGCGACATGCGCCTGAACAAGCTGGCCAAGACCGCGACCGATGCAGCGGTAAAGGTTGAGGGTGCGGCAGGGAAGGCCACGGAAGCGGCAGAGGTGGCCAGTAAGGCAGCAGACAAGGTCAACGAGGCGGTAGAGCGGCAGACGCCGTAACGCGCCACAGATTCAGACACTGCCATTTCGTGGCGCGGAGTGACCATGACCAAGAAGAATTGGATGGTCACCACGCCCGGCCACAAACCATTCCCGATGATACTTCTTGAGTGCGCCCTCGATCACGACGGCGCGCTTGCCTTTGCCCGGTCGATCTGGCCGAGCTGTACAGTGGAGTAACACATGACAACCAAGCAACCCGACTGGGAGGCGATCGAACGTGCCTACCGGGCCGGGTCGCTTTCGGTACGAGCAATAGCCGAGAACAACAGCCTTACAGAGGGCGCGGTACGCAAACGAGCCAAGAAGGAAGGCTGGACCCGTGACCTTGCGCATCAAGTTAAGACTGCTGCCCGCGACAAGCTGGTACGCAACTCGGTACGCACGCCAAGTACGCAGCCGCGTACCGATGCGGAAATCATCGAGGAGGCATCTGATCAGGCTGCGTCTGTTGTGCTGGCTCATAGAGTTGGTTTGGCTCAGTGGCGATCAATAGCCGACAAGCTGTCTGTTGCTCTGGCCGAGATGGATGTGGGCGAGGACAACATCGGGGACTTCTCGCGTGCGTTGAATGCTGGCGTAGATGCACAGCTCAAAGTTATCAAGGGCGAGCGCCAGGCCTACAACCTGGATGCCGAGGAAGGCGACAAGACAGTCGACACCCTGGCCTCTCTGATGGATGAACTATCGAAGGAAGCCTGACATGAAACCCGAGCACATGAAGCTGCTCAGGGATCGGTTCTGGCGACTGAACAACCTGTACTTCATTACCGACAAGAACGGGAAGAAAGTCCGCTTCCGGATGACGCAGGAGCAAATCGACTACTTCCAAGGCATGCACACCCGCAACATCATCCTGAAGGCTCGTCAGCTCGGCTTCACGACGCTGGTCTGCATCGTCCAGCTGGATGCCGCGCTGTTCGAGTCGGCCAAGTGCGCGTTGATTGCCCACACCCTGAACGACGCCAAGCGCCTGTTCCGTGAGAAGATCAAGTATGCGTATGACAACCTTCCCAAGGAAATACGCGCTGCCAACCCTGCTTCTAACGATGCTGCTGGTGAGCTTGTGTTCAGCAAGGGCGGATCGCTCTACGTGTCCACATCCTTCCGGGGCGGGACTCTACGGTATCTGCACGTATCCGAGTTCGGGAAGATCTGTGCCAAGTTTCCCCACAAGGCCAGAGAGATCGTCACCGGGGCATTCGAGGCGGTCGCCGCCGATTGCTTCGTTACCATCGAGTCGACGGCAGAGGGGCGGGCGGGTTACTTCTTCGATTACTCGCAGAGCGCAGAGAAACAGCAACTGTCCGGCGTACCGCTGGGCAAGCTGGATTGGAAATTCTTCTTTTTCAGCTGGTGGCGTAACCCGCTGTACTGGCTGGACCCGACCGAAGTCATCATTCCTGACCGGCTAACCAACTACTTCAACGAGCTGCAGGCAAAGCACGGGATCGTCACGAACCCAGGTCAGCGCGCGTGGTACTCGGCCAAAGAGAAAACACTCGGCGACGACATGAAGCGGGAATACCCGTCGATACCCGCCGAAGCCTTCCAGCAGTCGATTGAAGGCGCGTACTACGCCAAGCAGTTCACCAAACTTTACGGTTCCCAACGCATCGGCGTGCTGCCTGACAACAGTCATCAGCCTGTGCACACGTTCTGGGACATCGGCGTTGGCGACTCGACCTCGATCTGGTTCGTCCGGATGGTGGGCGAGGAATACCACGTCGTCGACTTCTACCAGAACAGCGGTGAAGGCCTGCGCCATTACATGAAGGTTCTCAAGGATCGCGGCTACGTCTACGGCGAGCACTGGGGGCCGCACGACATCGACAACCGGGAATTCAGCAGTGATGCCAAGACCCGGCGCGAAATGGCGCGTGAGGGCTACGAGATCGACGGCCAGCACTATCGGATGACCTTCCAGGTTGTTCCGAAGATCGGTGTGGACGACGGCATCGACCAGGTGCGCGAGATCCTGCCGCACTGCGCGTTCGACGAGGCCAAGTGCGAAGAGGGCATCACCTGTCTGGAAAACTACCGCAAGGAATGGGACGACAAAAAGGGTTGCTGGAAAGACCGGCCACTTCATGACTGGTCATCCCACGCTGCTGACGCATTCCGCTACTTCGCTGTAGCCAAGACCAAGCGCGCAACCATGACCCACATCCCTGTCACATTTACCTTCTGAGGCTATACGCAATGCCCAACTACAGCACCACACGGCAGGAGTACAGCGATGCCTTGCCCGGTTGGCAGCTGGTCAAGCGCTGCGTAGCTGGCCCGCGCGAGGTCCGCAAGTACGACGAGTACCTGCCTATGCCGGACCCTCTCAACCAGTCGGACGAGAACAAGGCCCGGTATCAGCAGCTCAAGAAACGCGCCATGTTTCTGAACGTGGTTGGACGGACTCGCACCGGCCTGCTGGGCGCAGTGTTCCGCAAGACTGCTGAGGTTGAGCTGCCGGCACCTATCCAGTACCTGCTGGAGAACGCCAGCGGCGACGGAGCGAGCCTTGAGCAGCTGAGCAAGGAGTCTGTCGGCGAATGCATGGACACGGGGCGTGGCGGCTTTCTGGTGGACTTCCCGAAGGTTGAGCTGCCAGAGGGGCAAACGTCTCTCACAAAAGCTCAATCGGCAGGCGCTCAGGCGTTCATTCATTTCTACCCGGCTGAGTCCATCATCAACTGGCGCGAGGACGTCATCAACGGCGTGAAGCGGCTGGTGCTGGTCGTGCTGCATGAGAAAATCAATGAGCCCACCGAGGACGGATTTGAGTTCACAGCCAAGGATCAATACCGGGCGTTGATGCTCAAGGGTGGCAAGTACGTCCAGAGCGTGCATTCATCGGACAACCCTGAGGGTGACGAGGTTGAGCCTACCGACAAGGCTGGCAATCCATTCGATCACATTCTGTTCCACTTCTTCGGCGCTCAGAACAACGACGCCAGCATCGACAAGGCCCCGCTTGAGGACCTTGCCGACGTGAACATCCTTCACTATGGCAACAGCGCTACGGTGGAAGAGGCTGGATTCATCGCTTCTCAGCCAACCCTGTTCATCACCACGGACATACAGCCTGAAGAGTTCATCAAGCTGAACCCGAACGGTATGCACATTGGGTCAAGGCGCGGCCACAACCTGGGCAAGTCAGGTTCGGCAATCATGCTGCAGGCAAAGGAAACGCAGCTGGCACGGGAGCTGATGAAGGATAAGGAAGAGCAAATGCTCATGATCGGCGCCCGAATCGTCCAGCAGGGCAACGGGGCCGAGACGGCAGAAGCTGTTCGCATCCGTTACAGCTCTGACAACTCAGTTCTGGGCACGATTGCCGGGAACGTGTCCGAGGCTATCAAGCTGGCTCTGTTCGACGCCCAGCGCTTCATGATGGATGCAGTGGACATCAAGGGAACCGTGTTCTGGCTTAATCAGGAATTCTTCGATCAGGTGATGGACGCTCAGGCGATCCTGGCTCAAATGCAGCTCTGGCAGCAGGGGATCATAGCCAAGACCGACTTCCGCACGAACCTGCGTCAAGCCGGCGTACTGGAGTCGGACCGCACCGACGACGATATCGACGAGGACCGCGAGGCTGAAGCGCCTGTACTGGGCAGTGAGCCGGACGAGCCACCAGTGACCGGTGAAGGCAATGAGCAGTGAAGGCTATCTGATCGACGCCACCACCCGGCACCAGATATACGTCCAGCGGCACGCAGGCAGCAATCTCAAGGAGGTGGCTAAGTTCATCACGCTTGCCATTGCGACCGCCAAGGATCGCGTATCAGCGGGATTGAGTGTCTACGGCACCAAGCGGTACGAGAAGCAGATAGAAGTGCTGCAAAGCGATTTGCGGGGCATCTACGCTGAAATGAAAGGGCAGGCACAAGCCGACCTAAGCGACTTTGCAGTCCATGAGTCCGCATTCAGCGCTGCAATGCTCGGCGCTACGGTGAGCGTTGGCGTTCAGGTCAGCACGCCGTCGGCTCGGATCGTCGTTTCGTCCGCACTGACAAGGCCTATGGCGCTGGAAGCCCGAAAGAAGGGCGTCCAGAAGATCAGCATCAGCGGCGCGCTTGATCAGTTCGGCAGCAAGAAGGCCGCCGAGATCATCAGCGAGATTCAGATCGGGGCCGCGCTGGGTGAGACCACTCAGGCCATCGCCAAACGCATCAGAGGTCTGGAAATGCTGCAACGCGAACAGGCGAGAGCGCTGGTCCGCACGGTCACAAATCATGTGGCCAGCACGGCACGCATGGAGACGCTCAAGGCGAACGACGACATCCTCAAGGGTTGGCGGTGGATATCCACACTGGATAGCCGCACGTCGCACATGTGCCAGGCCCGTGACCAACAGCTGTACGGATGGGATGACCCCAGACCGCCCGGCCACTGGAATTGCAGGTCAAGCGCGCTGCCAGTGCTGAAAGACCAGTATGCGCGCGACATACCAGGCTCAACGAGGCCCTCAAAAGGTTCGGATGGAACCGAGCCGGTATCCAGCAAGGTCACCTATCAGTCATGGCTGGAGCGCCAGCCCGCCGCGTTTCAGAAGGACGTTCTCGGTCCGAGCCGTTATGCCTTGTTCTCGAAGGGTGAGCTTACCCTCGACCGATTCGTCGACGACAACGGGCGAACACTGACGCTTGATCAACTGAAAGCAAAACAGCCTGCAGCATTCGAGCGCGCAGGACTTTGAACCGACCGGCCATGAGCCGGTTTTTTTACGCCTGAGGTTGTGCCGACGGCAAATCATCCGGGGGATGACATGAAGTACAAGATCGACAAAGCAGCATTTGACGCGCTCGAACCATCCATGCAGGCGTTCTACAAGGCGCAGGGCGAGGATTACGTCCTGGCAATTGAAGGCCTGCCCAGCGGCGGCGAGGATCTGGAAGGCCTGAAGCGCCAGAACCAGACCCTGCTGGACGAGGCCAAGGCTGCCAAGCAGCGTGCCCGAGATGCCGAGCAGGCCCAGCAACTGCGCGAGCAGGAAGCAGCAAAGGCCCGCGGTGACTTCGAGCAGCTGTTCACCAGCAGCGAACAAGCACTGGCAGCAGAGCGCGCCAAGCTGGCCGAACTGACCAGCACCATTGAGCGCCGCGATCTGTCCTCGGCAGCATCGAAGGTTGCAACCGTCATCGCTGATGGTGAAAACGCCGAGATCCTGGCCGAGTTCATCCAGCGCCGGCTGAAGGTCGTCGAGGGTCAGGTCAAGGTCACGGATGCCCAGGGCAATCTGACCATCGCTACTCTGGAGGACCTGGCGAAAGAGTTCGAACAAACACCACGCTACGCATCACTGGTGCGCGGCACGCAAGCGAACGGTGGCGGGGCTACCGGGGGTAAGGGTGGCGGGGCCACCAAAACGTGGGACCAAATGACCGGTATGGAGCGCGTAGAGCTTCGCCGAACCAACCCCGCCGAGCATGCGCGCATGAAAGCCGCTGCTGAGGCCAAGCAAAAAGGAAATTAAGCAATGCCAACCATTCTCGCCGACGTAGTCTTCCGCGACGAGCTGCGCGACTACATCACCGTCAACAGCGTGGAAAAAACTGCGTTCTTCGAGTCGGGCATCCTGACATCGAACAGCGACATGTCCACGCTGCTGGCCAGCCCTTCCAACACTTTCACCATTCCTTGGTGGGTTGACCTGGATGCGTCCATCGAGTCGAACTACTCGAACGACGTGTACACCGACATTGCTGTACCGCTGTCGGTAACCAGTGCTTCCATGCAGGCGCGCGCGGCGTACCTCAACGAAGGCTGGAACTGCATGAATCTGGTGAAGAACATCACCAACCAGGACCCGCTTGAGTTCGTTGCAGGCCGCCTGCTGAGCTACTGGCGTCGTGCGGCCCAGCGCCGTGCCATTGCTACTGTCGTGGGCATCTACAACGACAACGTGGCCAGCAATGGCGGCGACATGGTCATTGATGCGGGCGGTGTGATCAACGCAGCAGCGATCATCCGCGCCAAGGCCACCATGGGCGACTATTCCGGCCAGCTGGGCGGCCTGAGCGTCATCGCGATGCACTCCGCCGTGCAGACCGAGCTGCAGATCCTGAACTTGATCGACTTCACCCCGATCGCTGACCAGGTTCCCGAGTTTGGCCGCTTCCAAGGTATGCGCGTCGTCGTTGATGACTCCATGCCGGTGATCGCTGGTACGCCGAATAAGTACCTGTCGGTGATCTTCGGCCCTGGCGCGATGGGCTTCGCTGAGGAAACCCCTCCAGGCGAGGACGGCCTCGAGTACGACCGCACGCCTGATCGCGGCAATGGTGGCGGTGCCGAAACGCTCTGGAACCGTCGCAACTTCGTCATGCACCCCCTGGGCTACTCGTTCCTGAGCGCCACCATCACGGGCACACCGACCACAACTCGCCCAATCTCGGCGAACTGGGCCGACTTGGCGCTGGCGACCAACTGGGAGCGTAAGTGGAGCCGCAAGCAGGTTCCTCTGGCCTTCATCACTTCCACTGTCTCGGCGTAACCGAGCGCCGGCCTCACGCGGGGCCGGCCGACCTGAAGGAGAAAGATCATGGCTGTAGCACAAGACAAGCACATCGACCCGAACGTGAAAGCGCGCTGGGGTTTCGGTGGCGCTGAAGGCAGCATCACCGTGGGCCCTGAAACCGTAGGCGAAACCGGTGGCGTCGAAAGCGCGCGCACTGAAGCTGACGAGTCGGCAGCACGCAGCAATGGCGGCGGCGATAAATCGGAAGGCAACAAAGCTTCCACCAGCAAGACGACCAAGTAACACCGGGGCTTCGGCCCCACTCATTCAATTCGGAGGCCTGATGGCTACCTACATCACCGTGGCAGACGTTGACGCCGCGCTGGGTGCCACCTGGGCCCCCGAAGACCAGAAGGCCAGGGCGGTCATGCAGGCCAATGCATACATGACGTCTCTGAGCCTGGCAGGCGTCGATATGGAAGCGATCCCTGAAGAGGTCAAGCAGGCGGGCATCGAGATGGCCAAGCTTGCGGCCGAGGGAAAGCTGTACCAGCAACAGACCGAGGGCACTCTTGAGGCTAAGACCGTCAAGGCTGGCCCGGTGACCACCAGTAAAACATTCGCGTCAATCGACACCAGTAAATCAACCTCGCTTCCGGATGGCCTGCAGTTCGCTCTGGCGCTGCTGTCCCCGTGGCGATCCAGCGCATTTAGCTTCAACGTCTACAGGTGAGCCATGGGTATTCGAGATGAAATCCAGGCTGATATGGCTGAGGCCTTCGACACTGATTTGGCAGATGCGGTAAAGACGTTCAGCGGTGGGATTACGCTGCCCGGAACGGTTAACCCAGTCACGGAGGCTTCTACCCCGGGCGTAGTGGTTGCGTACAGCGGGCGAGGGGTTTTCGCAGACTACCGAATCGACCTAATCGACGGTGAAAGCATCAAGGCCACCGATCAGCAGTTGATTGCCCTCACAAATGAGGTGATCGGTGGTATCCCGCAGGTGGGCCACAAGATCAACGGTTTCGACGTGATCAACGTCCAGAAGGACCCGGCCGACTGCATCTATCAAATCCAACTGAGGCAAATCTGATGGCCGGATGGAGCACGCCCCCCACAGCGTTCATCGCCCAGATTGAAGGCGATATGACCAAGCAGTTGAGAATCATCGCAATGGCGCTCCTGGGTGAAATTATCAGCCGCTCCCCGGTGGACACCGGCAGGTTTCGAGGAAATACAACGGTCACGATTGGCTCGCCAGTGTTCTCAAACAGCCAAACTCTGGACCCGACCGGAGCAGCCACGATCAGCAAGGGCGCTTCGGTTCTGGCTGGTCTCAAGCCATTTTCGATCATCTACATCCAGAATAATTTGGTTTACGCCGAAAAATTAGAGAACGGCCACTCCAAGCAAGCCCCCAATGGAATATTTGGACTGGCGTTCGCTGGCGTCGCTGCTGCCTATACCTGAGGTCGTCTCAAGTGGTAGGGCGGAGAGCCGCATTCAGGCACAACAACATGGCGCCAAGCCTTTCCGAGATTAATGTCTGCGATGCGCGGGCCGGAAACACAGAAGTCGATTGCAATTACCTTCTGCTGCTCTTTGGTGTGAAGCCGGCGAATGATTACCGCGACATCGGCCTCGGTCAGCTTGGCAGCGCCTTTCTTGGAACCCACAGGGCAGTTCATAAGGTCCAGGCTCATTGCATGGGCTGTATTCGCTTTGCTGGTAGTCCATTCAAGGTTTTCAGAGCGGTTATTCGATTTATCCGCATCAATGTGATTGATCACAAAGCATCCTTCAGGCTGTTCGCAGAAAGCGGATGCGACCAGCCTGTGCACCAACTGAACGTCACGCTTGGCGGAAACACTCAGAGAAACCATGAGATATCCAGACATGGGGGTCTGTTTCAAAATACGGCCTTTGAGCGGCCTGACAACGCCATCACTGCGAAGGATCTGACGATCCAGTGAGCGGATTCTGCCAAGGGTTGATGCTTCGTAAAAAGCTTCATACCCGGGAATGGGCTTCCAGATTTCTTGCACGGTAACTCTCCATCACAGAGTTCTCATCGTAGGGAGGGCGCAGCAGGGCTGACGATGAATCGGCCTTTTCGGGAGCGACCCTAGCTGCACCCTGAATTATACAGGATACGAAATGACCTACGAACAGATCCGCCGGACCATCACGGCGCGCATGGTGGCGTTCACCGGTATTGATCAGGAGCGCATTTTTTACCCAAACGCTCAGTACCCCGCTCAGAACCAAGACAGTTCGGGCGTGTTCAAGCCACCTGCCGAAGGCCTCTGGTGCCGCCTGAACATCCAGCACGCCACCGCCTTCATGGCCGGCATGGCCGACCAGCCCTACACCCGCAAGCCCGGCATCATCGTCGTGCAGTGCTTTGCCCGGTTACGCACCGGTATGCGCGGCCTGAATGAACTGGCCGATGCACTGGAAGCGCACTTTGCCTACTGGACTGAAGGCGATCTTGAGTGCATCGAGGCCAGCCAGGTCGACGCAGGCGAGTACGAAGGCTTCTATCAGATCAACGTGAATATCCGGTTCCGCGCCGGTTGAGAGGAATTATGCAAAGTCATAACTACGTGCCAAACGTATCTGGCTGGAAGCTTGACAAAGTAACCGGTGAATTTGAAATCAACTCGCCTAAGATTTCTGTCGGCAGCCTGCCTGAGCAGCCTCAGATGATTACCGTTACAGCTGGCGAATGGGCGGCGAGCGATCTTCCCGCTAGCGCGATCGAACACTACGCCTTCATCGGCGCAGAGATATTCAAGATCCCCGCCGAGTATCGTGAAAGTGCGCAGCTCACGACTCAGGATGAGTCATACGATCCAGGCTTCGCTGATATCCGCACCACATTGACCTACCAGCGCCCTGAGACTGCCGACGAGGCAAAATCGCGCGCCAGTGCGGCCAGACTTCCTGAATACTCGATCAAGAAGCAAGGTGACACGCTCACATTTCTCTATGATGGCGTGCCCCGAATCGTGCTGGGCAACCTCGACAAGGCCGACGAAAAGATCGAGACGCCATTCGCCGTTGAAGGCGATCAGGTCTCCCTGGCCCAGGCGTTCATCGACGCTGGCAAGCTTTCCCCAGACTGGGGTTTGCGGACCACCACCAACGCCGCAGGACAGATGATCGTGGCTGGTGTGGGAATGGATCTTGATGAAGATCCGATTGAGAAGTTTGTTGACGCACTGGGGCGCACCGGTTGCGATGCTGAAAATGATAAATCGAAGCTGGCGGATCAGTTCCGTTCAGCAATCAGCGAAACCGAGCTGGGCAAAGCCCTGGCTGCCAGGATCGAGCATGAGATCACCACCAGAGTCAGTGCCGACACTCAGCTTGCTGCCCGGATCGGAGCGCTTGAAGTTCACGCTGCCCACGCCAACGAGATGCTGGATCGATTGTTCGATTGTGTAAGCCAGTTGACCGCCGTAGTGACCTCCAAGTAACAGCCAAGCAATACCGCCAACCCCGCCTTGAGCGGGTTTTTTTATGCCCGCAGAAAGGAGACTCACATGAGTTCCGGCGCAAAAGTCGTTTCACACATCATCAAGGAGGTGACGCCCGGCGTTACCCCCAACGGCACCTGGGATACGCTGCGCCTGACCGGTAACGCGCTGACCCCGACCGTCAACACCGAAGTCAGTGACGAGATCACCGACACCCGACTGAGCCAAGGCTCTGTGGCCACCAGCATTGATATCGGCGGTGATCTTTCTGCCGAGTTCTCGTTCGGCTCGTTTGACCAGCTTCTGGAGGCCGCTTTCTACGGCGTCTGGACGGGCGACGTGCTGCGTGTAGGCGATACTCGCAATACCTTCAGCATCGCCAAGGGTTACAACGACATCGGCGTCTACGGGGTTTTCAAGGGCGCTCACGTGTCTACCTTTGCGCTGGAGATTCCGGAAGAAGGCAAGGTCACCGCCACGTTCAACATGGCGTGCCTGGACTACACCGACAGCGAGACGCCGATTGTCGTGACGCCGAACGCGCCGACCACCACGCCGTTCCTGTCGAACAACAACGTAGGCACGATTCTGGTGAATGGTCAGTCGCTGGAAGGCGTGGCCTGCGTATCGGCCATGACCATCAATCTGGACAACAGCCTGCAGACTCAGCGCTGTCTGGGTTCGGAGCGACTCGGCCCGGGTGCCCACATCGCCACCGAAGCGGCCATCACCGGCAGCATCACGCTGGCATGGTCCAAGCGCGCGTGGCAGATCTGGAAGAACACCTTCACCCGGCTGCCGATCGCGGTCGAGTTCCCTATCACCGACTCGCTGGGCAACAAGTACACGTTCAGCTTCCCGGCTGTGGAAGTGGACGGCGAGCTTCCCAACGGCGGTAAGCGTGACCTGATCCAGATCGAGCTGAACTACACCGTGGCCAAGCAGAGCCCGACCATCACTCGACTGGCCGCTGATCCAGACGCGTAAACCTTTTGACCGCTCCGGTGATAACGCCTGCCGGGGCGGTCCTTTTATGGCGTGGCGTTGAGGTTGCATCATGGCTCTCAAACTGAAGAACAAAGAAGCGGCAGACACCGCTGCGAAGTGGTTCGATTTCGACAAGGAAACCAAAGTCCTGCTGGTCTCGCTGGACAACACCGAATACCAGATCGCCATGGAGCGCATGCGCCGCCGTGTCGCTCGCAACGACGCCCAGTTCCAGGAAGGTGACATCGGCATCATCCAGGGCGAAAAGACCGAGTACGTCAATCACTGCCTGGCCATCGCCTCGTTCTTGCTGAAGGACTGGACCGGTGCGGTTGATGACGAAGGAAACGAAGTCAAGTACACCGCCCATATCGGCGCTCAGATGCTCGAGGACAATGTTGAGTTGTTCATGTTTGTGCTGAAGTACAGCGGTGAGCTGGCCATCTCGAAGAAGGAAGAGCAGGTAGAGACACTGGAAAAGCCATTGCCCGCTTCCAGTGGGAAAGCGAGTGGGCGGGGCCAGAAGCAGAAAAGCGCAAGCTGATCTTCCAGCGGTTCGGCATGACCGTACCAGATGAGCCGCCCCAAGACCCTATCACCGCATACCTGCTGAACACGTTCAGGGGAGTGTGCCGGGGGCGGCGCTACATCTCAGGTATGGGCGGCGTATTCCCAATGCCGCTTTCTGCCCGCGAGATATCGGACTGGCTGGATGCGCGACCCTCTCCGATTCCCAGGGAAGAGGTCGATGATGTGATCTTCGAGCTGGATCGTATGTTCATGGATCAGGACGACGAGGAAGAAGAGGATTAACGGTCGTTCGCCGTTGCGCCCGATGATGGTAGATTGCTGCTATTCACAAGGAGAGTAAATGATGCGATCGGCTTTAACTGCACTGGTGCTTGGCTGTCTTTCTCAAACTGTTTTTGCGGCAGACATTCTGTATTTTTCTTGCCCGGCACTCGACAAGAGCGCGGACGACTTGCTGGTTGTAATTGATCAGCCAAACGGCAAAGCGTCGCTGCAAAGCGAAAAAAGTGGGTCCGGGCTCAACTTCACCTCATCTGCTTCGTTTGGGCCAAAGCAAGTTACATGGCGAAGCGATTCTCGCAGCTACCCCCAAAAGTTCTCTCTTGATCGCGTAACCCTTACGCTACGAAGAGAAACCTCAAGTGGGATGACCGGAACTGTTTACGAAGAAACGTCCCCATGTTCGATGGTTAAGTCTCCGGGAAACACAAAATTCTGAAGTTCCGACAAAAAAACAAGGCCACCTACGGGTGGCTTTTTCATTGGAGAAGAATATGGCCCTCACCTCACGCCTCGCTATTGAGGTAGATAGCCGCAGCGCCGAGCAGAAAGTGAACGATCTTCGTCGAGGTTTGCAGGCGCTGAACGATGCAGGCTTGAGGACTGGGCCGATAGTTTCCGGTGCAGGCAATGCAATTAATGGCGCTGGCCAAAATGCCAGATCAGCTGCCGCTCAGGTTCAAAGCCTCGAGCGTCAAGTAAAGTCGCTCGGCAGTGTTGCCGCTGGCATCGCTGGACCGCTCGCGGCTGCGTTCAGCGCCAAGGCGTTCTACGACGCAGCCGAGGCATACAGCACTCTCACGAACCGCATGAAGCTTGTGACTGATGGTGCCGGAGAGCTTGCGGCTGCCCAAAAAGCAGTTTTTGCGATATCGCAGAGCTCTTATCAGCCATTGACCGCAACTGCGGAGCTATATCAGCGTATCGCGACCAATCAGAAAGAACTGAAGCTTACTGGTGAGGGCGTGGCCGGTGTCGTTGGTACGATCAGCAAGACTTTGGCTATCTCTGGCGCGTCTGCGGCATCTGCCAACGCAGCGCTGATCCAGCTTGGCCAGGCATTTGCGTCGGGCGTGTTGCGCGGCGAAGAGCTGAACAGCGTTATGGAGCAGGCCCCAGCATTGGCGCAGGCCATTGCTACGGGTATGGGTAAAACGGTTGGAGAGCTGCGTACGCTTGGCGCTGCCGGCCTTCTCACTGCCGATGCCGTAGTCAAAGCCCTGCAGTCTCAGCAGCAGGCCGTCGACCAGCTTTTCGCCAGAACTGCGGTGACGATCGGCAACAGCATAACCGCGCTGGACAACTCGTTTACCCAGCTGGTCGGTAAGATGGACCAAGCCAGCGGCGTCAGCGCGTCGATATCGCACGCGCTGGTATCTGTGTCCAAGTCGATGGACGACCTTACAAAGGATTCATCCTCTACCTATCTTCTGCTTTCCAGGGTTTCGAATGTAGCGGAAACGCTTGCCTACGTGCTTGGTGGTCGCCTGGCAATAGCAGCAGGTCAAGCTACCGTCGGCTTGGTGGCTGCCACCAAAGCCTCGTTGACGCAGGCGGGGGCTCTTGCGTACTCAACCACGATGAGCCTGAAAAACGCCGCAGTGGAGGCGGCCTCGGCAAAACAGTCACTATTGAGTGCTCAGTCCAAACAAGCAGATGCTACCGCCATGCTTGCCAGGGCAAACGCCGAGCTGGGTCTCGCCGAGCAAAAAGTGGCAGCCGACCGAGTTCGTCAGCAGTCCGAAATCAACAACCTAAAGTCTGTTCAGGCAACGCTCGCAGCAGAGCGGGTGTTAGAAGAGCAGCGTTTAGCTGCCCAGATCAGCGAGCAGGGGCGTGCCGCAGCCAGGAACCGCATGGCATTGGCTCGACTTGATGAGGTGGCAATCATCCGGCAGGTACAGGCCGCCGAAGCCGCTCTCGCAGCAACAACCATCGCTACTTCCGCACAGATTCAATCAGCTTACGCTGGCCGGACGGCTGCTGCCGCTTCTTACGCCGAGACAACGCTGGCGCTCAACGCAGCAGTTCGGGCCTCTGAGGTGGCGACTGCCGCGACAACCACCGCCAGCAAGGCAATGCTGATTACGGCAGCAGCAGGGCGCGGGCTTCTCGCATTACTGACAGGCCCTGTTGGCCTGATTGCTTTGACCGGCGCCGTCGCATACTCGTTTCTGAGCGTTGGCGACAGCGCCAAAGACGCCTCAGCGTCGCTTGTCAGTCATAACGCAACCGTTGCCGAGTCGATAGAGAAGTACAAAGCCTTGTCGGCTGAGCAGCAGCGCCTACAGAAAATAACGTGGGCAGAACAACAGGCTAAGGAGCTGAAAACAGCTGAATCGGCGCTGGATGATTTCACCTACAAAATTCAAACAGGCATCGTACTCGGGCCGTTCGCCGCACAGTTCCGAACCATGATTGACGAGGTTAAGGCGGGTAAACGCCCACTGGACGATGTAACAAAATGGATTCAAGAGAACAGCAACGCTACTCCGGCTTTCATAAAGACGCTTTCCGAACTGGCTGTAACCCAGCAAGAAAGCAGCAAAAGCTCTGCTGATTTCGCAGCAAAACTTGCTGGCGTTGATGCTGCAAGCAAGGCGCTGACCGGCAGCACCACAAGTCTGAGCGCTGCTCAGGCCGGTTCAAGCACCCAAACAAAAGCCCAGCTCGGCGAGTGGCAGAAGTACATCGCCAAACTGACAGAGTCTCGCGATCTGGTCGGGGCGAATGAAAAAGCAATAGCTGCTCACCGCGCTGAACAGATGGGGCTTACCAAAGAGCAAAAAGCACAGTCCATTCTTGTGGCTGAACAAAAGGACCTTTGGGAGAAATATCAGGACGCGGTGAAAGAGGCTGACAAAGTTCAGCAGGCCGCACTCAGATTGCAATTGCTTGCCACCTATACCCAGCAGCAGGCCGCTGAGGATGCAGCGGAGGCTGTTAAAAGGAGTCATGAAGACGCCGCCAAAGCAGCAGAGACAAGCGCTAACAAGCAGATTGAACAAATGCAGCGGGTCATCAATGCGGCATTGAAAATTCAGGGCGGCCCACAGATTGACCTTGGCATAAATAAAAACGCTAAAGGGTATGGTCTGCTGACAAATGGCGGAGTAGCTCCGGTCGCTCCAGCCCCCGTCAAGTTGACCCCGCAGCAGCGGGTAGACGCGCAGATCAGGCAAATCACAGAAGGCACCAAGCCCAACAAGAACGCTGGAAGGGAGAAGGCGTTTCAGGAAGATGCTGGCACGAAGATGCTCGACGACGCGCGCCAGCGCTACGCGGTGCTGGTCGCACAGAGCAAGGAGCTGCTGAATCAGGACGGCACCATCAAATCGATAGGGGCAGAGCAGAAGAAGCTGGTCGAGCTGGAAGCTGAAATTGCTCAGCTGAAGGAAAAGAAAACGCTCACCGCCTCGCAAAAGCAAGTTCTGGCCATGGCCGAACTGAACATTGCGCAGCAGAAGCAAAACGCCAGCCTTGAAAAGGAAGTCGAGCTCAGGAAGCTGGCTGCTGAGGAAACTCAGAAGATGATTTCCTTTCAGGCCAACCTGAACAGTCAGCTCTCTAAGGAGCAGATCGGCCTGAGCAACAGCCTAGCAGGCCAGGGCATGGGCGATCAGGCGCGCGCCCGACTTCAAGAGGAGTTTGCGATTCAAGAGCAGTACCAGTCCCAGCTGGACAACCTGTTGCAGCAGCGCAACGAGGGGAAGATCAGCCAGGACCTGTACAGCAAGGAGACCAACGCGCTGAATGCTGCGCTGCAAAGCCGCCTGGCGATGCAGCAGAAGTATTACTCGGACGTCGACAAAGCCCAGTCCGATTGGACCCTGGGTGCCAGTTCGGCGCTTGAGAACTACCTCGAGCAGTCGCGCGACGTGGCCGGGCAGACCAAGCAGCTGTTCACCAACGGCTTCAGCAACATGGAGGATGCTGTCCTCAAATTCGTAAAAACCGGGAAGGCCTCGTTCAAGGATTTTGCTGACGGGGTGGTTTCTGACTTGATCAGGATTCAGCTCAGGCAGGCGGCGGCGGGTTTCCTCAGCACTGCATTCAGCGCCCTGTCGGGTGTTGGCGGTGGCGCTGCGGCCACATCGTCATCGGCGCTAGGCGCTTCGGCGGCGGGGTACGGCTCCAAATATGGCTTCTCCGACGGTGGCTATACCGGTGACGGCGGCAAGTTCCAGCCGAAAGGCGTCGTGCACGGCGGCGAGTTTGTCGTGAAAAAAGAAGTGGTCAGTCAGCCCGGCGCGCGTGAGTTCCTGGAACGCATGAATGCCAATACCAAGGGTTACGCCGACGGAGGTTATGTCGGCAGCTCGGCAGTCGCGGCAAAAGGATCTTCGCAGTCCACAGGTTCGTCTCCGTCAAATGTACCGCCAATCACCCAGTACATCACTGTGGGCGGAAATGTTGACGCAGCCACGAAAGAGGATGTGACCCGATCCACCTACGACGGTGCGAAAGCTGCATACGACATGGTGCTGAACGACTTCAAACGAAACGGACCCATCCGCCAGCTCGCAGCCAGGCGCTAATCAATAAGGAGTAACGCATGGCTCTCACGTGGCCTGCTTCGCTGCGCCCGTCAGAAATGAGCTGGGGCATCGTCAACAACAGCCGGGCGTTCACTTCGTCGCTTTCGAACGCCCAGCAGATCGTTGGCTATCCCGGCGCGTACTGGCAGTGCACGCTGACCTTCGGCCTGCTCACGCGGGCTCAGGAGCGCGAGCTTTCATCGTTCCTCGGCAGGCTGGACGGGATGTTCGGAACGTTCAACCTGCCGGACTTCACGCGGTACCGGAAAGTGAGTATCGGCGCGCTCAGCGTGGTCAGCGGTTTCGCCCAGGCGCGCAGCATGATCATTGCTGGCGCCCCGGCCAGCTCTCCAGTCTTCAGTGCCGGTGACTACATCACCATAGCTGGAGAGATGTTTGAGGTGACCGACCCGGCATCGTCGAACGCCCAAGGACAGGTCACGGCGCTGCTCAACAAGCGTATTCGGAAAACGCTCACGGCAGGGGCAGCGGTTGAATACATGAACCCCTACTCGGAAATGCGCATGACCTCTGACACATGGTCGATGACGCGCCGGCCAGTGGTCGCCAACGGCAGCTATCAATTCAGGGAGGCATTCTGATGCCCTCAGCTTTCCCTTTCAGCCAGAGCGTGGTGGATATCATCGCCACTGGCAAATTCATGCCGGTATACGCCGTGCAGCTGGACTTCGCAGACGGCATGGTGTTCGCCCACACCGGAACTGGTGAGCTTATCGTCGACGGCATCACCTATGAAGGCGTGGGCAATTTTGGCCAGGTCAGCCAGTCGCAGGAAAGCGACAACTCCGGTTCGCCCATGTCGGTGGACCTGACGTTGAGCGGGCTGGACTCCTACATCCTGTCGGAAACCAACGTGCGCGGCTGCCGGGGCCGAATGGCTAAGGTCATCTTCGTGGTGTTCGACGAGGCCGGAAATTACGCCGCAGACATCCTGTTTTCCGGGCGGATGGACGCCGCCAAGTTCTCGTTCGCGGGCAATGGCCAGGACGGCAACACCATCACCGTCCCGGTCATCGACCGCATGGCCGAATGGAGTCGCACCGGCACCGAGCGCTGGACTGACGAAAACCACCGCGCCCGGCACCAGGGCGACCGATTCTTCTACGCAATCGCGCAAATGTCCGAATGGCCCATCTACTGGGGGTCTGCCAAGGATGCGCCGACCTTCACCTACGGAAGTTAGATATGCGCAATCGAGACTGGACCACGCGTCTGCATGAAGTGATCAAGGCTGCCCAAGGGCGGCCTTTTTCATGGGGCGAATTTGACTGTTGCCTGTTCGCCGCCGACTGCGCGAGCGCCGTGTGCGGTGTCGATCCCGCAGAACAATACCGGGGCACCTACAAAACCGAGTCTGGTGCCAAGCGTGCGCTGAAGAAGCGTCACGGCAGCCTGGAATCTGCATGGGACGCGTGCTTTGCAAGGGTGGCAGTCCCTTTCATCCAGCGCGGCGACGTCGTGATGTACGAAGCGCCTGCAGGCCGCAGCATGGCCGTGTTCTGGGCTGGTGATTATTGGGCCACGACCGATGACGGCGTTGCTCGAGTTGTGTGTGAGCCGCTGGCGGCGTGGAGGGTTGAATAATGAGCAGTGGTGTCAGAAAACTGGCTCAAGTCGCCGTCGGTGCTGTCGTTGGCTTCGCTCAAGGCGGCCCATGGGGCGCTGTTGCTGGTGCCGCACTCGCTTTTTATGCATCTGAGCAACAGGAGAAGCTCAACACTAAATCCCCGCTGCGCGACAACGAGCCATCCGCCCAGACAGTGAGGTCGTCCAAAGCGCCGATCCGTTTCATCCTCGGCCGTGTGTCCACTGGTGGCGTGCTGGTCTGGGCGCAGGAGCAGTCAGGCACCCTCACAGAGGGCGAGCAGCTGCACCTCGTCTACGTGCTGTGTGAAGGCGCCATAGATGGTCTTGAAAATATCTACCTCGGCGAAGAGGAAATCAGCACATACGGCGAGTTCGCCAGCTATGAGCTGATCGTCAATCCGACAGAAGTGAACGCATTCCTCAAGGCCAACTGCCAGGACTGGAAGGACAGCCAGATCGGGCGCGGCCTGTCGTTCGTGCGCATAACCCTGAAGTACAGCGCCGAAAAGTTCCCATCCGGCATCCCTGACACCCGCTTTGTGGTCCGTGGCCGGAATGACATTTACGACCCGCGCACAGGCAACAACATCTACACCGCCAATACCGCGCTGCACATCCTCTGGTTTCTGCGTAACCGCTGCAACGTGCCGGACGACGAGATCATTTTCGAGACATTCGCCAGTGCAGCAAACGTCTGCGATGAAGCGCTGACCAATGCCGACGGCTCTGTCAGCCAGCGCTATCGTACCTCCTGCGTGATTGGTGCTGATGAGCAGCGCCCGGGCGTGCTGCAGAAGCTGGAAGCGTCATGCGCCGGCAAGCTTATCCGCGTCGGCGGCCGATGGATGCTCCAGGCAGGTGCCTACTACGGCCCGTATGACTTCGAAATCACCGAAGACATGATCATCGGCACTGTATCCGGCAGCACCGAGTCGACCAACGATTCCGCCATCAACACGGTGCGCGGCACGTTCATTGATCCTGAGCAGTCTTGGACCGAGACGGATTACCCAGAGGTCAGCGTTTCCGAATGGATTCTTGAGGACGGTGGCGAAGCTGCTGAGACGATGACGTTCTCCTATGTGACCGACGCATATCAGCCGCAGCGCCTGGCGAACATCTCCCTGCGTCAGCGCCGGGCTGGCGGGGCAATCAGCCTGCCGATGAACTTCTCAGGCTACAACTGCCGACCTGGCCGCGTCGTGCGTGTGAACTTGCCATCCCTGAACATCCTTGGCGAGTTCATCGTCTCTGATTGGTCGATGGGTGACAACGAAGGCTGCACGGTTCAGGTCAAGCAATACGAGGCGGCAATCTTTGATGACGCCGTGGGCCAGCCCTACAACCCGCTGGGATTCATCAACCTGCCAAGCGGCGGCCTTGGGTCGCCCACCGGCCTTGCATGGTCGGCTGGCGATGCTGCTGAGGTGGTGCAGGGCGTACTTTCGTGGGTTCCACCGCAGGGCATCGTCACCTCGTATGTGGTGACAGTCCGCCAGGGCGGCGGTGTCGCGCAGTCACGCTCGGTGCCCGCCACTGCCAACACGCTTGCCATCAACGGATTGGCGTCGGGCACATACACAATGAGTGTGGCTGCTTTGGGTCCTATGGCTCGTTCCGGAGAGGCCTCTATATCGGTGAGCATTCAGGGTCCTCCAATCCCGGAATCCTGCGTGGTGCAGTCCTCGATTGACAGCATTGTGCTGATCCCGCAGAACCCGAACCACGGCTTGAATGGCGGGACCTACGAGTACTTTTTCAGCACCAACCCAAATGCAACATCGGGCACGGCGCAGTACCTGGGGCAGGGCCTGTCGTTCACTCACAACGATTTGGCGTTCTACACAAACTATTACTACTTCATCCGCTCGACCAACGCATACGGGAAGAGCGCCTTCCTTTATGTGCCCGCGGCGACTTCGAACGATGTGTCGGCTTATCTGGCTGCCCTCGGCGGGAAGATCAGCAAGACCGAGCTTGCGCAGAACCTACTTTCAGAGATTGAGCTGATCAGTGGCGACGGACCTGGCTCAGTCAATGAGCGCATGGAAGAGCTGAAGGCTGAGATCGGGGAAATCACCGACGCTCTGGTCTACGTGCCGACCGACCCCTACGTGCGCGACAACACCGTGCGCGTGGGCGACAACCTCTGGACGGCCATTGCGGCGGTGCCAGCGGCTGCCGATGGGTCCAACGGTCCGCCGAACCCGGCGTACTGGGTGAACAGTGGTCAGTCGATCCGCACGGCCAACGCTCTGGCAGCTCAGGTAACGAAGAACACCGCAGACATCACCACGGTGGACGGCAAGACCAGCGTTACCGCCAGCCAGCTACAGGCGGTGCAGGCTCAGTACCGGGCTGATAGCGGGGAAGGCGATCTGCTGGACGCTCTCAAGGGCTGGGACAGCACGGCCAGTGTGGCGCAGGAAGTGAAGGTCAGGGCGGAGCAGGACTTTGCACTGGCACAGCGCACGACGGTGCTGGATGCCAGGGTGGGCGGCACCGAGTCGAAAATCAGCATCGTTGAAACTGCTCAAGCTACGGATCGGGAGGCTACCACCCAGCAAATTACGAACCTGACGGCGACTGTTACCACGAACCAGACAACGGTTCAGGCGGCCATTCAGTCAGAGGCAACCGCCAGGGCGAATGCCGACGGCGCGCTTTCGACGACGCTATCTCAGGTTCAGGCAACAGCGAACGACGCAAGCTCTGCTGTTCAGACAGTCAGTACGGCGCAGGCGACCACCAACGGCAAGCTGAACGCGATGTGGTCCGTCAAGATGCAGGTCGCAGCAAACGGACAGTACATCGCCGCAGGCATTGGGCTTGGCATCGAGAACACCGCAGCAGGCCTGCAAAGCCAGTTCCTGGTCAGTGCTGACCGTTTTGCGGTGGTCAATTCCATGGCAGGAGGCGCGATTTCTGTCCCGTTCGCTGTGCAGAACGGCCAGGTATTCATCAACTCTGCGTTCATCCAGGACGGCACCATCACCAACGCCAAGATCGGCAGCTACATCCAGTCAAACAACTATGTGGCCGGAAGCACCGGATGGAAGCTTTGGTTCGACGGGACGTTTGAGATCAATAGCGCTCTGGGCAGCGGCGGTCGCCAGGTAATAAATGGCGCAGGCGGCAAGGTCTTCGACCAAAACGGTGTGAAGCGCTATCAGTGGGGGAATCTTGACGCATGAGTTTTGGGGCCAGGGTATGGGATGAAAGCGGCAACGTGGTCATGGACACGACCACGTTCACTTATCAGGTTATTTGGAAGGGGGTTATTGATTTCAGTGACACGTCCGGATCAACGGCAAAGGTAATCACGCTGAGCATCCCTGGCTTTGATCCGGCGAACTGCATCTTTATGGTCATCCCCACAAGGGCGCAGGACATTCAGTCCGCCGAGGGCGATGCCACCGGCAACACCAAGTCCTATCCGTACGTGACCACGTCGGCTGGCCAGGTAGTTCTTAGGTCAGCCAACCCGTCAGCCAATCTCGGCAACACCAACCAGACGCGCATCGTCGCAAAGGGCTTTGCAGTGAGGTTCAAGACATGAGCTTTGGCGTTATCAGCATCAATGAAAGCTCTTTTGTGCAGATCGATTCGGAAACGCCTCGGCTCTGCGTGCTCACGAAGGGCAGTTATTCAGGAACAACAAACGCTAATGTCACCTTTCCGCGTGCGGTAACAAGTGCTGATCCGCCTCTGGTATTCATCAGGCCCGATCAAAACGGCATCGTTCAGGTGCCGATATCGGTGTGGTTCACTGGCGGTCCTGGCAATTGGACAGGCTTCGCAATGAAGGCTTCAAACGTCCAAAGCACGTTGAGCGGTCAATACTTCATTGCCGCATGGGCATCAATGGGTACTGCATTGTTTGGTGCGCGAATATGGGGTCCGGGAGGCGAGCTTGTATATGACAGCGGGGCACCGCCAGTCGTAGTGACGTTTGCTGCTGGTAACTGGACATATGTGGGCAGCGAGCAACTAAGTGTTGGCCAGCGTTACAGGTGGAGCATTGATAAATCTCTCGGCGTTGGGGAATTTATCTCCATAAACTCGTTCGCCTTCCATTGCCATAACGGGTCAAACGGTGGCGGTTGCGCCATCGGTGTGGATTACGCCAACTCGAAAATAATGCTTTACAGCCTCGCAACAACGGCATGGACCGATCAGGGTCACAGGCCATTTCTCTGCGCAAAACTTACCGCCTAAATCAAGGCGTCTTTTAATTAGGAGTCTTCAATGCCTTGGTATAAAGCCGGGACGGTTTCCGTCACCCAAAATTCGAACGCCGTTATTGGTAGCGGTACGGCCTTCATTGCAAACAGCCGTGTAGGCGACGGATTTCGCGGCCCTGACGGCGGCTGGTACGAGGTAACCAACATCGCCAGCGATACCGCGATGTCGATTTCTCCGAACTACCAAGGAGCAAGCAACAGCGCGGGCGGGTATGCACTCGCGCCACTGCAGGGCTACGTTAAAGAATCGGCTGATGCTTTGCGGGCACTGGTAAACCAGTTCGGCACAAAGCTGGCGGCACTCGGCACCACCGGCAACTACGACACGCTTCCGGTGGCCAAGGGCGGCACTGGCGGAGCAAACCAAGCTGATGCGCGTGCTGGGCTGGGCTTGGGCTCAGTGGCTGTAGAGAGCACAGTCCCGGTCGCGAAGGGCGGTACTGGCCGAACCGATGGAAGGGTACTTTTATCGGAGGTTGGAGTTCAACAGGCGGCTGCGCTCTACAACGTGCAAGGCATGTACATGGGCTGGAACTCTGGTTCACAGGGTGAGGGCCACTTCGTTGTAAATCGTGGCGGCGGCGCTGGCGGGTTCAGCTGGCGAACTGTTAACTCTGATAACAGTGCTACAGGTCCTGCAATGACGCTTAGCTATGAAGGCGCTTTAAAAGTTCCTCTCTCTATACAGGTTCCACAGATAATCGGGCTAACTACTGCTCTTTCATTAACTCAAGGAGGTACTGGAGCATCAAATGTAGGCTCGGCAAGAGATAACCTTGGCCTCGGGAATTCAGGAGCTCCTACATTTAGCGGTTTAGAGCTAACTGGTGGCGCTTACATAGACTTTCACTTTCAGTCATCTACAGCAGATTACACAAACAGGATAATTCCTCTTTCTGCTGGTAATCTGGGTATCTCGTCTGCCAGCGCTCCAGGATTGGTATTTGGCGCACAGTTCTATCCAAACTCTGACGGAATTATAAACTGCGGAACATCTACGAATAGATTTGCAGCATATTTCGCCGTAACTGGAGCAATCCAAACATCAGACGCTAGGGAGAAAACCACAGTATCACCTATGTCCGGCCCTGAGCTGTCAGTATCAATGCTTTTAGCAAGGGAGATAGGAACGTACAAGTGGCTGGAAGCTATTGACAAAAAAGGAGAGGAAGCACGACTTCATATTGGTATGACTGTTCAGCGCTGCATTGAAATAATGGTTGGCGCCGGAATAGATCCAATGTCTTACGCCTTTATTTGTTTTGATGAGTGGGGTGCGCTCCCGGAAGAGTCAATTGAGATAATTAAGGGAAATATCTATTCGGCTGGAGAACTTATTCAAAGCAACGCTAATTATTCTGAGTTCGACAAGTACAGTGAATTCCCTGCTTTCACTTGGGAGGAAACCAGTCGCGAGGTAGTGATAACTCAGAAAGCTCGGGAAGCAGGTAATCGATACGGCTTCAGATACGACCAACTGGCTCTGTTCATCGCTCGCGGACAGGAAGAGCGGATAGCCCGCCTAGAGGCCGCAATCGCTTCAGCGCAGTAGAGCCAAGCCCGCAGCACCCGCACCCCGCCATCGAGCGGGTATTTTTTTGCCTGGAGAAACCGAAATGCCGATCACCGCGCAGCAGCTGCTGCAGATCCTCCCGAACGCTGGCCAGAAAGCCGGCGTTTTTGCACCCGCCCTCAACACGGCAATGAGCAAGTACCAGATCGTGACGCCGCTGCGCGTCGCAGCTTTCATCGCCCAAGTCGGTCATGAGTCCGGTCAGCTGCGTTACATGCGCGAGCTGGGCGGTAGCGCCTACCTGTCGAAGTACGACACCGGCAAGCTGGCGGAGCGCCTTGGCAACACACCCGAGGCCGACGGCGACGGCCAGTTGTATCGGGGCCGTGGGCTGATTCAGGTGACGGGGCGGGCCAACTATGAAGCGTGCGCCGAAGCGCTGGGCCTGGACCTGATCAACCATCCCGAGTTGCTCGAACAACCCGACCACGCCGCCATGTCGGCGGCATGGTTCTGGGACCGGGCCAACCTCAATGCGCTGGCCGACAAGGGCGATTTCCTGACTATCACCAAGCGCATCAACGGCGGCACGAACGGCTTGGCTGATCGGCAGGCGCTTTATACCCGAGCGCTTGAGGTGCTGGCGTGAAGGCCCTGCCGTGGAAGGCATTCGGCCTGCTGCTGATCATGCTGGCGCTGGCCGGTGCTTTGTACGGGGCATACCGGCACGGCGTGACCGTCACCGATCTGGCCTGGAAGGCGAAGTGGGCCGAGCAAGTCAGCGCCCAATCCGAAGCGGTGGCCACCACGACCACCGAGTACCGAACCGAAGAGCAACGCCGCCAGAAAGCGGCCAACCAGGTGGCGAACGATGCAAGACAAGAACAGACCGCTGCGCTTACTGATTCTGCTGTCGCTGACGCTGCTGGCGACCGGCTGCGCGTCGAAGCCGGAAAGCTGGCAGCCACGGCAAGTTGTGTGCCCGGCGATACCGGCGCTGCCGAACGAAGCAAAACAGCCGCCCGCGCCGCAATGGTGCTCTCCGACCTGCTCGGCCGGGCTGACGCGCGAGCGGGAGAGCTGGCAAAAGCTTATGACGGTGCCCGAATAGCCGGGCAAGCGTGTGAAGCCGCCTATGGTTCATTGACTCGCTGAATCATCGGGGGCAGCTTATTCGGGCATTGCGGGTCTTCGATAAAGCCTCGTCCATCGCAGTGCTTGCAATCGTCACGCACCGCGAATCCGTCCAAGCAGTGAAGGCATCTTATAAATATCGAGTAGCTATGACGCTCCCACAGCGAAACGTAGGACTTGAAGTCGCCTTGGTCGAGGGCTACCGCCGAGGCGTCGACGAGCGCTCGATATTGATCCTGATCGCTCAGGCGTTGATAGCTCACGCCGTTGATCTGCCTGGATTGCTCAACCAGCGTCAACGTCTGGCCGGTTTCGGTATAGATGTAGCGACCCTCAAGCACGCCGTACTTCTTGTAATCCCTCATAATGAGTTCGTTTTTCTCGTCGAGAAAGGCGAAATGGGCGGCATGGTAGGGCGACTGGTCGGCCTCATGGAGCACGTATCGGGAGTTCAGCAGGCTGCCGACTACGACGCCGCCCTTGTTGTAGGCCAGATAGTCCGACGCCTGATGCCGCCATTCGTGGTTGCCTTCCTCGGTGAAGTGGCAGAAAGCGGCGCTGGCCAGTTCGAAGAGCTCAAAGCGCTCCAATGGATCGACCAAGCCACCGGCCTGCATGTCTTCGGCCATGCGTGCCAGAAAACGGTAAGTGACCGCAGGGTTCGTCCACTGTCTCCTGTCATTGAGCCTTTTGTGCCATTCGGCCAATGCTTCTGAGCTGCTGCTCTCGTTCAT